AGAGACACCACGCATGTCGCCAACGGCCACGGCCCCAAAATCATCGGCAACGGTAACGGCTCCGGAGATTAAGCGGACCATCACGCTGTCACCGCAGCCTGGGTTTCAAACCAGGACGCTCTCGTGTCCCGCCGATATTCTGATCAACGGTGGAGGCGCTGGGCCAGGCAAGACGTTTGCATTGCTCATGGAAGCGATCCGGCATCATAAGGTGCCCAAGTTCAGCGCGGCTCTATTTCGCCGCACCTATCCTGAAATCACCAAGCAAGGCGGTCTGCAGGACGAATCCTATTCCTTCTATCCCTACCTCAAGGGCAAGTACAACCAGCAAGAGCATAAGTGGGTGTTCCCGTCGACGGCCAGCGTGCAGTTCGGCAGCCTGCAGCACGATAAGGATAAGTTTAGCTACGACGGTTCGCAGTTGTGCCTGATCGGCTTCGACCAGCTGGAGCACTTCACCGAGGGACAGTTCTGGTACCTCTGGGCCAGGAATCGGTCGACCTGCGGTATTCGGCCCTATATTCGTGGCACCTGCAACCCCGTGCCGGCCGATGATCCAATCGGTGGCTGGCTGCACAAGTTGATTCAGTGGTGGATCCATCCCGACACGGGCCAGATCATCCCAGAGCGCGATGGCGTCATTCGCTGGCTATTACGCGAAGATGAGAAGATTGAGTGGGGGGATTCCAAGGAAGAGCTACACGCGCGATTCCCGCACGCGAAGCCTGGCCATATTCTCAGCTTCACCTTCATCGAAGGCAAGCTTGAAGAGAATGTCATTCTCAAGGAGAAAGATCCAAGCTACGAGGCGAAGCTGCGGGCCTTGCCCAAGGTGGAGCGAGAACGCCTCCTGCACCGGAACTGGAACGCGAGGCCCACGGCTGGGAGCGTCTTTAATCGGGCTTGGTTCAAGCTATGTGCCGCCCTGCCGGCTAATCTCCGTTACATCAGATATACCGACAAGGCGGGCACGCAGGACGGAGGGGCCTATACGGCAGGCGTCAAGATCGGGCGTGACGAGGTGACGGGGTTGTTCTACGTGGCGCACGTAGTCAGGGGGCAATGGTCAGCGATGCAACGCGAGAACGTCATCAAGACACAAGCGGCGCTGGATGGGCCAGACTGCGAGCAATGGATCGAGCAGGAGCCTGGCAGCGGCGGGAAAGAGTCGGCCCAGAACACGGTGCTGAACCTGGCGGGGTTCAATGTGCATGTGGACCGCGTGACCGGTGACAAAGGCTCGAGGGCAGCGCCATTCTCGGCGCAAGTGGAGGCAGGCAACGTGTATGTCCTGTTAGAGGAATGGACGGACGCCTATATCGACGAGCTCCATAACTTCGACCCGAACGCAGGCGGATTCAAGGATCAAGTGGACGCCAGCAGCGGGGCTTTCAACAAGCTGGCACTCCATCGATCGTTTGGCATCTCTGGTGGTGGGGCGGTGGAGATTGTGCCAGCCATAGAACGCAACGGGCAGCAGATCGACGCGGAGGTGGTGATATGGTGACATTGAATATCGGCGACACGGTGGAAGTGAAAGGAATCGAGGTCCAGATCTATGCCATCAAGTTTCATTATTCAGCTGAAGGCGTATCGGCGACCATCGATTTGGTGGACCCGTTCATCGCCGACCGATGGAAGACTGAGGCGGAGGCCAAGAAGAAACAAACCGAGCTACTGGGTGGCGGCAACATCACCAAGGTGATCAATGAGATGGCGAATGGTATTGTCGAATGAGACGGACAGGACACGCAAGCTGCCTCGCGTGTGGCAAGAAGCTCGACGGGCAAGGGCGAAACCGTACCGGCTATTGTCGGCGGCATTCGTTCCTACGATCGTGTGTGCAGCCACGCAAGACGCGGGCCCATCGGCGAGCCCACGGGTCACGCCTAGCGAATAATTTTGTGAAGTCATTGCTACGGAAAGGGATGCCACTATGAATGGACTCAGCTGGACGTCACGCATGAAATTAGCCGTCAAGGCCATGGTCTCGCCGTTTGATCAAGCTTCAGCCATGCAAGCCCACGGACTCCTGGGCGGAGTGATGAGCACCAGCCGAGGCACCTTGCCAGACCGGAGCACTGAAGCTCTCCTCCATACCTTCAACACATCGCCCTGGGTGCGGGCCTGTGCCGGTCGAGTGGCCGACGCCATGGCCGCGGTGCAGTGGAAGCTGTACGTGGTCCGGAAGGCATCGAGCCAGGTGCGGCGCGATGTCGGCCATATTCAGAAGCTCCAACCGATCGAGCGTCGCAAGGTACTCAAGGCCCTCGATCGTACCCACGAACTGGATGAGATTGAGCAGCACGTCTTTCTGGATATGTTGAGCCAGGGCAATCCGTATTTCACAGGGCGCGACGTGCGGTGGCTGAGTTCTATCTGGCATGACCTGGTAGGCGATGTCTTTTTGATCAAAGAGCGCAACGGCATGAAGGTGCCGTCCGCCTTGTGGCCAGTGCCACCGCATTGGGTCGCCGAGACCCCCACACCGAGCAATCCCTTCTTTCGCATGGCACGCGGGGCCTGGCAGCAGCAGATCCCTGCCAGTGAGGTGCTGTGGATCCAGAACCCCAACCCGGCAGACCCGTATGGGCGAGGGACGGGCCTCGGCAAAGCCATCGATGACGAGATCGCCTTGGATGAGTATGCGGCTAAACACACGGCGGCGTTCTTCAAGAATAGCGCCCGACCTGACCTGATCGTCATGCCGAAGGACGGGGCGAACTTCACCGACACCGACAAGGCCGTCTTTCAGCAGTTCTGGAACGAACAGTTGCAAGGGTTCTGGCGGGGGTTCAAGCCGCTGTTCCTCAAGACGCCGGTGGAAGTCAAGACGCTCGACCAGAACTTTCGCAACATGCAGATGAAGGAACTCAGAGACCAGGAACGCGACACGATCATTCAGACATGGGGTGTGCCGCCAGAGTTGTTCGGCATCGTGACGAGCAGCAACCGGTCAACCATCGACATGGCGCCGTTCATCTTCGCGACCTATGTGCTGGTGCCTCGTTTAGAGCGGATGCGCGACACCTTGCAGGCCAGACTGATGCCGGAATATGACGAGTCGATCATCCTGGATTACGTGTCGCCAGTGCCAGAGGATCGGCTGTTCAAGCAATCCGTCATGAACGGGCAGCCTGGCGCCTTCTATGCCAACGAGTTCCGAGAGCTGGCTGGTCTGCCTCCAGAGGACGAGCTGGACGAGGTGCTGATGGCCCCTATGGCGCCAGGATCTGGACAACCTGGTGCACCAGACTCAGAGGAGGAGCCCGCGCCACCGAAGAAGCCCGCCAAGGACGACGAGGATCTGACGGACGACGAAGCCAAGCAACTCGATCGGCTACTGTTCAAGATGGCCGGAAAGGCAGGCGTTCGATGAAACCCATTGCAGGAATTATGGGGGCAATTCAGGCCCAGCGCAAGGGGCTCGCGCAAAAGTTCAACCAGAATCACGATGAGGCGGGGAGATTTTCCGAGTCGTCTGGCGGGGCCGATGGGAGCACTGACGGGCATAGTATCCCGCCAAACAAGGATGGCACTGGCGGAATTGTCTCAGGCTTAGGGCCATGGACAGACCAGCGAGTTGGTGGTGAGTTGTTAGGCGGAAGGATAGAAAGAGCTACGGCAGGGAAGATGCGCCTGGATAGGAGCACGGGCAACTATATTTTCCCTTTGCAGGCTGTTCAAGGAGTCAATGGGTGGTATATTGACTATCGCGGGCCAGGCGAGCAGGTGCATAAGAATGGGATAAGCTCGCTGCGCCGTGCGAAGGTGCTCTTGGCGAAGATCCATGCAGAGGCTACAAGGAAGCGCTAGATGCCGTTGACCTATGCCACATTCCTGACACGCCGACATCGCCAGCAGATGGTGAAGGCCATCTTGCCGTTGCTGGCCAAGCGGCTGAAATACAACGAACATCATGATGAGCGGGGGAGGTTCGCCGAGAGCGATGGCGGTCAAGGCATTTCTCCCCAATCCTTGGCCATCATGGAGAAGTATAAGGACGAGCAGGCGTGGGACGAACCAATCCGTGAATACCTGGAAGCGAACGGATCCACGTTGGCTGACTACAAGATCGCCAACGAAGTGCTGTATCAACACAACATCGCCAGCGGTGAGCAGTCGGACAAGGCGTTGCTGGAACTCTGGCATGGAGACACTGGACCAGGAAAGGCCCTGCGGTTGATGGCTACGTGGCAGGAATGGCAAGCGACTCACAGCCTCAATCCTGAATCTACTGTAGATATTCCAGCGCTGCAGAACTGGGCACTAATGGCAGAGGCTAGTGGTGAGTGGGATACAGTTCGTGGCATGCGCATTGGCGGCAGTGTGTCACTAACGGTCGATCGATTTATGACATTCTGGAAAGAACGAGAGATCGGGCGACCAATATTCTTTCGCAAGGGAGGTTTGGACAAGGCTGCCATTTCGACAACCACGAATATCGACGGCGCGCACTCTGGATCATCACACATCGTGCCGGATAGATTCTTCACGTTCAGTGAAATGAAGGCAGCTGGCTATCGACTATTATCTGGACAGCGTGGATTGGTTGGTGTAACTGCTGGCCAGGAACGTGAACACATCTGGCTGCGGACGGCAGGAAAGCCTGCACAGAAAGCCCTGAAATATAATGAAAACCACGACGAGCGGGGGAGGTTTGCGGATACTGATGGTGAAAACAATATACCGTCTAGTGCGGACAGAGCGCGAGAAATTCGAGACATCAAGACTGACGCTTATCAAGTTATTTCTGAATATGGCCAGAACACGCACTATCACATCAACCGGCTACTACGTGAGCCAGGCTGGTTAAAACCTTCCATGCCTGCATACGGCGACACGAAAGGTATGATTGAGACACTTGACAAAGGGTTTGCCACGAAGGGCGCCCATGAAGTCATGAAAGAGGCAAAGACAGTATATCGTGGCGTGGCATCAGAGTCGGCGTTCAACAAATTCGCTCGCGGTACAGATAGGGAGTGGAAAGGTAAAATCATTGGTGACAATGCCTTCTTGTCCACGTCGCGAAGCTACGAAATTGGGGAAATGGCTGCTAATAATTCAGATAAGCATGTCATTCTTTCGATCTCAATGCCCAAGGGCGCGAAGTATTACATCGGCAGGCAAGATGAAAAAGAGTGGGTATTTGACCGCAGTTCCAAGTTCAAGGTCGAGAAGCGCGAGAAGCTCGGCTCTCGGATTGTTGTGCACGCGAAGATGATTCGAGACGGGCGCGGTGTAACCAAGAGCAGCGATGACGAGACGGAGTGGATGATTTTGTCACCGCCGTATGATGAGGACACCGAGCAGCTGAAGGACAAGGCCGTGCTGCCGTTGCTGGTTAAGCGGCTGAAATACAACGAGCATCACGACGAGCTGGGAAGGTTTGCGGAAGCGCCAGGGGGTGGCGAAGCGGCAAGCACTGAACGCGAAAGCCATCCGGCTGTTGTTGATCAAAGTTCTGAAGGGCCAGTTAAGCTAGAGTATGTCAATGATCCAAAGACCGGATTGTCGAAGCGTGTATTTTGGCATGGATCAGCGAGCGGAGATTTACGTGGTGGCAGTTCGGGCTTGCATTTAGGGACACGGGCCGCAGCCACTATCGCGCTAGAGGCACGGATTGGGATAC